AAAGAAGAAAAAGGATGATAAGTATAATGCAGTTCAAAGTTTTCAGAATGATAATCCAATGGATTATGATTGGCCTGAAATAGAAGAATATTTTATATACAATCCAAAGTCAACATATCCAACTGGTGCCAGAGATGCAACTGGGGCAAGTCAAGGAATTAAGATGACTAAGGATTCCATTGTATATTGTACAAGTGGATTAGTAGATAGAAATAAAGGATGTACTCTTGGTTATCTTCATAAAGCAATAAAATCAATCAACCAACTTAGGATGATTGAGGATAGTCTTGTAATTTACAGATTATCTCGTGCTCCAGAACGTAGAATATTCTACATAGATGTAGGTAATTTACCTAAAGTCAAAGCAGAGCAATATCTCAGAGATGTGATGATGCGATATCGGAACAAGCTTGTTTACGACGCTAACACAGGAGAGATCCGTGATGACAAGAAGTACATGGCAATGCTTGAAGATTTCTGGCTCCCTCGAAGGGAAGGAGGTCGTGGCACTGAAATTTCTACTCTTCCAGGAGGTCAGAACCTTGGAGAGATCACGGACATCGAGTACTTCAAGAAGAAATTATATAGATCACTCAACGTACCCCCATCACGAATGGATGGAGAAGGAGGATTCAATCTGGGACGATCTTCAGAGATATTAAGAGATGAACTTAAGTTTACTAAATTTGTAGGACGTTTGAGAAAGAGATTCTCTCATATGTTCAATGATATACTTAAAACACAATTAATTTTAAAGAATATTATCACTCCAGAAGATTGGGAGATGATGAGTGAGCATATACAATATGACTTCTTATATGACAATCACTTCTCAGAATTAAAAGAATCAGAACTTCTTACTGAAAGATTGAATAATGTTGCAGTAGCAGAACCATATATTGGAAGATACTTCTCGCAAGATTATGTGAGACGTAAAATTCTTCGTCAGACTGATGAGGAAATTCTGGAACAAAATGATATCATGGCTAAGGAAATTGCCGATGGTGTTGTACCAGATCCTTCAATTCCAACTGATCCAGATACAGGAATTCCTTTAGATCAAGTTGCTGATATGGGTCTTGGAGATCCAGCTATGGAACCAGATTTGGAATCTCAAGGAGCTGCAACAAAGGCACCTGAAATGCCCAAAGGTGGGGAAATATAAATAATAAACGATTACTTATTCTTATTAATGGAAAATGCTATGCCAAACATGGATCATGTACAAGCTGAATTGATGGATATGATTACTAAAGATGTATCACCTTCACAAATCAGTGATAAAATAAAAGATATGCTTTTTGCTAAATCAGCAGAAAGAGTTGATGCTTATAAACCAACTGCTGCTGATAGCATTTTTGGTAATAATGAAGTTGAAGATGAAGTTGAAGACGAAATTGAGGCAGAAGCAGATACTGTAGATGCTGAAGTAGAAGACGAAACTGATGATGAGTAATTTAATAAATAAGAATAACATGAACATTTCACGATAATGGCACATAAACCAGTTGGAAATAACGTAAGTATTGCGTGTACTCCTGTTAATAATAGATCAGGTGCAATAGCACATCAAACTGATAGTTTGAGGGTTGTGGCAATTGGTACTTTTGCACATGTTGCAATTGGTACTTTTCCAACTGCTACTCGTGCTGATTATATGATCATTGAAGGTGAACCAGCAACTATTTCATTAGGCAAACCCGCATCTCAAAAAATTAGTGGTATTACTACTGGTAGTACTACAACTCTTGATATGCCAGAAGGTATTGCATCACAATTCACACCAGGAGATGCAGTTTCATTAACTGTTACTGGACAAGGTGATTATGACTTTGAGCATAAAATAGTTAAATCTATTGATAGTACTCCAGGTTACTCAGGATATCACGGTGAAAGAATTGTAATTGATCACGATTCTTCTGCAGATAATCCAGCAACATTAACTGGATATGCAGAACTTAGATCATCATTTAAAGTTGGAGCAATAACCCATCTTGGGATTGGTTCAGTTTATGTGCAACAAGTTAACCCATCCTCACCCGCATAATTACGGAGAATTCTAATGAAACTTATTAGAGAAGAAATAGAATCTGTTGAATTCCTTGTCGAACAAAAGAACGGCAAGAAATCAATGTATATTGAGGGTGTGTTCTTACAGGGAAACATTAAAAACCGTAATGGTAGAATGTACCCAATGGAGACCCTTCGTAGAGAAGTTGGTCGTTATAATGAAAACCACGTTTTAAGTGGTAGAGCACTTGGGGAACTTGGTCACCCTGATGGTCCAACCGTCAATCTTGACCGAGTATCACATAAGATCGTTTCTCTAAAAGAGAATGGATCTAATTTCATTGGTAAGGCGAAAATCCTTGGTACACCAATGGGTAAAATTGCTGCTTCCCTTGTTGAGGAAGGAGTAAAACTGGGGGTATCTTCTCGTGGTGTTGGTTCTTTGAAGCAAACAAGAGAAGGTGTTAATATAGTCGGTGACGACTTTATGTTGGCAACTGCTGCTGACATTGTTGCTGATCCTTCTGCTCCCGATGCTTTCGTTGAAGGTATCATGGAAGGAAAAGATTGGGTCTGGGATGGAGGAATTTTGCGTGAGAAGTTCGCAGAAAAAACTTACAAACAGATTAATACCCTAACAACACAAAAGAAATTGGATGAGCAAAAACTTGGCTTATTTAATGATTTCTTATCAAACTTATAAAACTTCTAAATAAATATAGATTTAGATCGCAAAAATCGGAGAGTTTCACATGTCTCGTGGCAAACAATTACAAGAAATGGATCCAGGCACAAAGCAATCCAAAACTGCAGTAAATGCAAATGCTAAGGCTGGAGAACCAATAGATACATCACAAGGAAACTGGGAAGACCTTGGAGGTCCAACCCCAGAAAACTACAAGGTTGATGATGATTCAGCAAAGCTGAAGACACCTGGTGGTAATTTAAAACCAGTTGACAATGTAGTCAATAACCGTAAAGGTAAAACTGCTAAAGAGGAAGTGGAAGTCGAAGATCAAGAAATCGTCGCTGAAGAACCTACTACGGAGGAAGAAGTGGTCGCAGAAAACGAAGCACCTACTGAAGAAGTAGTTGAACCTGTTGCTGAGTACGACATGGAAGAAGATGTCAATGCTTTACTTGGTGGAGAAGATCTTTCCGAAGATTTCAAAGCGAAAGCAAAAACAATTTTCGAAGCTGCTATTAACGCAAAAGTTGCTGAAGTCAAGGAAGCCCTTGAAGCAGAGCAACAAGAAAGAATTGCTGAAGAAGTAGAAGCAGCAAAAGAATCACTTGCAGAAAGAGTTGATTCTTACTTAGAATATGTTGCTGACGAGTGGTTTGAAGAAAACCAACTTGCAGTAGAAAACGGTCTTAAGGCCGAAATGACTGAATCATTCCTTGAAGGAATGAAGGGTCTTTTTGAAGAACATTATGTACAAATCCCTGAAGACAAATACGATGTCCTTGAGAGTATGGTAGAAAAACTTGATGACATGGAAACCAAGCTCAATGAGCAAATAGAAAAGAATATCGGACTAAACAGGAGACTCGCTGAGTCTGTTGCTGATGGTATCCTTGAATCTGTTTCTGACGGTCTTGCGACTACACAGAAAGAGAAGCTCACCTCACTTGCTGAAAGTGTAGAGTTTGAAAGTGAAACACAATATCGTGAAAAGTTGGAGACACTTAAGGAGTCATATTTCTCCTCAAAACCAAATTCTCCTTCATCTAAGACTGAATCTCTTTCAGAGGGTGTAGATAGTTCTAATGGAGTTGGCGAAATGTCAAACTCTATGAATGCTTATCTCAAGTCTCTGGGTTCAACTCTTAAATAATTGAATTTAACATAATTCAAACGTAAACACTTATTAGGTAAACCTCAAATGTTCCAATCAGAACAGTTGCAGGAAAAGTGGAAGCCTCTTCTAGAGTATGAGGGATGTGAGAAGATCACAGATCCCCATAGAAAAGCGGTTACTGCAGTCCTGTTAGAAAACCAAGAGAAATTTTTAAGAGAGTCCTCAACATTCCAAGAAAGCGGAATGTTGGCTGAGACTCCAACAAACAACACTAATTCTGGTGCTAATGCTGGTTTTAGTGCAGGTGCAACCGCAACAGGTCCTGTTGCAGGTTTTGACCCAGTACTTATTAGCTTGATTCGTCGTTCAATGCCTAACTTGGTGGCATACGATCTTGCTGGTGTTCAGCCTATGTCTGGACCTACTGGTCTTATCTTCGCAATGCGTTCACGCTACAAGACACAGAGTGGAACTGAAACCTTCTATGATGAAGTAGATTCAGCATTCTCTGGACAGAACGAAGCGTTCGACCTTACACAAGGTTGGTCTAGTGCAGCAACTGGTGTTGGTACAACTGCTCAGGCAGCACAACAGAACCCTGCAGTTCTTAACCCAACAGGTGGTGCTGGCGATCAGAAGGCATACAACGTTGGTCAAGGTATGCGTACCGACAACGCTGAAGATCTTGGAACCGCTAGTGATCACTTCAACCAGATGGCATTCTCAATCGAGAAAGTCACCGTGACTGCGAAGTCTCGTGCGTTGAAAGCTGAGTACAGTTTAGAACTAGCTCAAGACCTTAAAGCAATTCATGGTCTTAACGCTGAAGCAGAACTTGCTAACATCCTTAGTACTGAGATACTTGCTGAGATTAACAGAGAAGTTATCCGTACTATCTACAAGGTTGCTGAACAGGGTGCTGTTTCAAACACCGCTTCTGCTGGTGTGTTCGACTTAGACATCGACTCCAATGGTAGATGGTCTGTTGAGAAGTTCAAAGGACTTCTGTTCCAGATCGAAAGAGATGCTAACGCTATCGCACAAAGAACTCGTCGTGGAAAGGGTAACATTATCCTATGTTCTGCTGACGTTGCTTCTGCATTAACAATGGCTGGTGTACTTGATTACACTCCTGCACTTAATGCTAACTTGAACGTTGATGACACAGGCAATACATTTGCTGGTGTTCTACAAGGTAAGTATAGAGTCTACATTGACCCATATGCTGCTAACCTTGATTCTTCAGGTAACAGTGCTACTGCTAGTGGTAACCAGTACTACGTTGTTGGTTACAAAGGATCTTCACCTTATGACGCTGGTATATTCTACTGCCCTTACGTGCCTCTACAGATGGTTCGTGCGGTTGGTGAGAATACCTTCCAACCAAAAATCGGGTTTAAGACTCGTTATGGTATGGTTGCAAACCCATTCGCAGAAGGTAAGACACAAGGAGAAGGTGGACTTACAGTTAATAAGAACCGCTATTACAGGCGTGTTGCTGTTAAGAACCTCATGTAAGAAGAAAGGATATATATCCTCTTACTCAAAAGACTCTCCTTCGGGAGGGTCTTTTTTTTATAAATAAATACGATCTCACTACAGTGGGACAAAGAACACATTACCTCAAGGAGGATACTATGGCCATGAACCCATACGAAATGCGGTGGGACTATTTACAGACCGCACAAACAAGATTAGAAAACAAATTAGCAAATGACATCTCAAAATGGGATGCATTAAAAGAATCAGGAATTGACCCAGGAGAATATCCAGAATATCCAACAGCAAAAGAAATACATGCTGTTGCAGAAGATATGAGAATATTCGTAGAAAATACGGAGAAGTGATATGGAAACGGTGCTGCCCCTTAAGAACATTGAGGCCATATGTAGTAACAAGAGGAATGCAGAACTCTTCTTAATATTACAAATGCGTTTACTGTATCCTCATCTTTATAAGAAAGAGACTCCGTAAGGGGTCTTTTTTTTGTCCTAAATATTTAAAAAGTATCTTATAATGGCAGTCAGAAAACCACCAGCAGAGAGACCAGGAACTCCTTTAAGTAATAGGAATTTCCTGGCTCCTACTGGATTTAAATTTTCACTTAAGAGAAGTCCTGCTGCTGCATTCTTTTGCAACCAAGCAAACATTCCATCAATGGATCTTGGTGTAGCAAGTCAACCAACTTACTTGAGAGATATTCCAACACCAGGTGATAAGATAGATTTTGGTGATCTAAGTATAAGATTTCTTGTTGATGAAGATCTTGTCAATTATATGGAATTACAGAAATGGATTCGTGGTCTTGGTTTTCCAGATAGTCTTAAAGATTTTGCAGATTTGGAAAAGGAAGCAGTTGTAAAACCATCCTTTGCAAATAGTGGAGATAACATTTATTCTGATGGTACTCTTCAAATTTTAAGTAGTAACTTGGTTGCTAAGTTCAATGTTAACTTTACAGACCTATTTCCAGTATCATTATCTACAATTACATTTGATGCAACCGATACAGATATAGAGTACTTTACAGCAGAGGCAACTTTCAAGTATACTATATACAACCTAACCGATTTAGAAAAT